CCTACCTGCTGTCCTGCCTGCCCTGCCCTGCTGCCCTGCCCTGCTGCCCTGCCCTGCTGCCGTGCCCTGCTGCCCTGCCCTGCTGCCTGCCTGCCTGCCTGCTGTCCTGCCCTGCTGCCGGCCTGCCTGCTGCTGCTGCCCTGCCCTGCTGTCTGCCCTGCTGCCTGCCTGCCTGCCTGCTGCCAGGTGATGGCCTGCTGAGTGAAAAAATTATATGAGGACACAAAAAAAAGTAAGGCAAAAAGATGGCGCAACATCTTAAATTGCAGCAATGTTGCACAATAGATGAATCAAAACACCCGGTCAAATTTGTTAGAAAATATCAAATGTGCAACCAGCGGCCAGGCTAAAGTAGTTGGTAATCAATAAGTTATAAAACAAACAAGTGCCGTATAATTAGTATTATGTTAAGTAGGTGCCTGAGAAATACGTCAATGCGAATCGTACCCCCCTCCCCTGCCCTGAGGCATCCCTCTTACATTTTTTCCCATTTATAACATATTAAAATCATGCTTAATACGATATTAGAAGCTATTTATCTTGACAATCGTGTACATGATTTGCTTAAAAAGTTGCAGCCTGAAGACTTGCGTAAGGACTTGTTGCATCATTGTATTCAGTATGTAGCAGAGGTGTACGAGAGGCGTCCGGCGCATTTGGAGGGTATGTATGAGCGTGGCGAGTTATTTGCGTGGTTTCAGCGGTGTTTAAAGGTGGAGTTGACCGGGAAGAACAGCAAGTTCTTTCGGATGATGAGGCGGCCGCCGGTGGAGTTGCAGGATTGGTTGCAGAGCATCCCGGATATTGGGCCTGAGGATGACATCACGGAGTATCGCAGCAAGGCAGACAGGTTGTATGGGCCTGGGTTTTGGGATTTACACGTTAAAAAATTGGAGGACAGGCGTGAAAAGAGGTTCAAAAACAGAAATGGGGCCGGATGAGGCTCAAAAGCGGGTGGTTACCCAGCAGGACATGGGGTTGAAGACTGAGAGTACAGATGCGTTGCCGTTGCCCAGGATAGCAGGCCGCAAGTCGTTCACTCCGAAGGAGCGGAAGGTGCGGATGGAGCGGTTTGCTGTTGCGTTTCAGGCCACATTTGGCAATGTGACTCAGGCGTGTATTGCTGCGGACATCAGTTTGCCGACTTATTATTTGTGGCGGCAGCGGTATCCTGAGTTCAAGGAGATGATTGACGGGCTGAATGTGGATGATGTGTTTGTGGATTGGGTTGAAACGAGGTTAATGAGCAAGATAAAGGCGGGGGACACGGCCAGCATCATTTTTGCTTTGAAGACTAAGGGTCGGAAGCGGGGGTGGGAGGAAAAGTTGCCGGAGCAGAACAATCAGCCGCAGGTGGTCTTTAATTTGGTTATGCCGGAGCAGCAGGGCAAGGCAGATGTGTTGAGTAAGAAGATTCACTCTCAGTTCCAGGAGCTGGAGGCTGAGATGATGCAGGATTTGCCGGAGCGGGTGGATGATGTGTACGGTGTTGAGCCTGAGGAGGGGCAGCCGGATGAGCAATAAGAAGCAGTTGAGCATTGATTGGAAGCTAACTCGTCCCACGCAGGATTTGTATCGTGGGGTAATGACGGGGCGGCACCCGGTGATTGTGTCTGAGGGTGGTGCCAGGAGTGGTAAGACGTATGGTGCGATGCAGGTGTTGAGTTACCTGGCGATGCATCCACCGGAGCATTTGCATCGGGGGAAGGGGTACATCAGAATCTCGGTGGTAAGTCGGTCGTTGCCTCACATCAAGAAGGGTGCGTTCCGTGACTTTGAAACTTTGTTGGGCCAAGGGCTGATGAAGGCTGGGGAGATGCGGTGGACTGATTTGACGTTCAAGTTTTCGAATGGCAGCTACATTGAGTTCTTTGGGTTGGAGGATCCGGACAAGGCGCACGGCCCTGGCAGGGACATTTTGTTCATTAATGAGGCGAACTTCATTGGGAAGGATTTGTACGACCAGTTGGCTATTCGTACTACCGGGCAGATTTTATGTGATTTGAACCCTAGTGATTTCAACTGCTGGGTGTATGAGGAGGCTGATAATCCTGAGAATTTGAGGATACACAGCACTTACAAGGACAACCTGGAGAATCTGAGTCCGAAGCAGGTGCAGATGATTGAGTCGTTGCAAAACAAGCCGGACAAGTTCAAGTGGAAGGTGTACGGGTTGGGGGAGCGCGGGGCCAGCGAGGAGTTGATATTCCGGCATCAGCAGGTCATCAGCAGGGATGCGTGGCCTGCGAAGGAGGAGGATGTGGCGTATGGGTTGGATTTTGGGTTCACTCACCCAGCGGCGATGGTAAAGGGCGTCTTTGTGAACAATCGCGTGACGGGGGTGATGGATGTGTATTTGAAGCAAGAGGTGTTTGAGGCTGGGCTGTCGATGACTGATTTGACAAACCGGATCATGGAAGCAGGCACAGGTATGTGTGAGATTTATTGCGATGGCGCGGAGCCGAAGAGTATACAGGAATTGTACGACCGTGGTTTGAATGTGCATCCAGCCGACAAGGATGATGTGTGGGCTACCATCATGAAGATGAAGGATTGTAATCTATTTATTCACGAAGATAGCGCAGACCTTATACGTCAGATGCGCGGCTACAAGTGGAAAACAGACAAGGATGGCAAGCTACTTGAGGAGCCGGTAAAGCATGAAGACGATGCTGTTGATGCGTGTCGATATCTCATATTCACTCACCTGAATAACGTATACGTTTCCGTGTAATGGCATCAATTTTGGATTTTTTCAGAAAGCAGCGAAAGAACGATGGTGAGGGGGATCTCTTCACCGGCATGGTACAGCGGTTGTTCGGCTATGCATCCTTCGCCAGCGACAATCCCAAGGACTACATTGTAAAAGGTTATGCCGGCAACAGCACAATCTACAGTATCATCAGCGCAATGAGCCGCAAGTTTGGCACCGTTCCGTGGGTACTGAAAGAGGTGGTTGACGAGGATAAACTGAAGCAGTATATCCGCACCACCAAGAATGGCGGCTATGATCCCCGCACGTTGGCCACGGTCATGACGTTGAGGGGCAAAGCATTGAAGGAGGTAGGGCCAAATGATTTTGAGAGGTTAATGGAGAAGCCTAACGGGGCGCAGAGCGGATGCGAGTTTCGTGAGCAGATGTATGCTCACAAGTTAGCCCAGGGTGCTGCGCCGATTTATATGAACACCGGGGCTGTCGGCACGAAACCATTGGCAATGTACAACCTGGGCAACGAGTACATCAAGTTGTGGCCGGACGAGAGTTTGAACCTGATTGAGAAGGCTGCGTACACCATTTCCGGTTACGACTATATGCTAAAGCCGGAGCGGTTTATCTATTGGAAATACCACAATCCGAATTATGATGCGTTGGGTACGCACTTGTATGGATTGAGTCCTCTTCGTGCTGCGCTGAAGAACATGAGCGCAGACAACTACGGTGTTGAGGCCATGGCCAGCCTGTATGAAAATCGCGGAGCCAATGGTGTTTTCACCCCGGTAGACAAGCCGGTGGCGCAGGGCGCACCAGCTGACGCGTTGCGTAAGGACCTGAATGAGTTGTTGGATGGGTACAAGAACCGTGGCAAGATGCCGTATGTCAACAAGCAGTTGCAGTTTTTGACTTACGGTATGAGCGCACAGGAGTTGCAATTATTGGAGGCCAGGAGGCTGGTGAAGGAAGACTTCTGCAACATCTACAATTATCCCATCGTGTTGTTGGTGGCCAACCAAAGCACAGACAACAACCTGAAGCACTCAGTAAAATATGTGCTGACTAACAGTATCTATGCTGACCTGGTCAGCTGGAGGGAGGTTGTCAATAATATCATCTTGCCGGCATTCTTTGGCAAGGAGGAGGCGAAAAAATACTACTACGATTTTGACCTTACTGAAATGCCGGAGATGGCCGATGACATCGACAAGGTCGTGGCGTATCTCCGTGATGCCTGGTGGATCACTCCGAATGAAAAGCGGATGGTGATGAAATACGAGGCCTTGGATGAGGAGTACATGGACACCGTTTTGGTGCCGAAGACTTTCGTTCCGATTGATTACCTCACTATGGAGCAGTCGGCGGCTGGCGATGGCAGCGCATATTCTGACGAGGTTACAAACAGCAGCGGCAAGCCGCCTGACGAGCGGGAGCCGCAGGAGCGGGGGCAATAATGAATGAGCAGAGCAAGCAAAAGAAATTACGAGCAGCGGCTCAAGTATTGGACAACAATATTGGGCAGGGAGATGATGCTGGCGTTCCAGCAGGAGCGCATGAAGGCATACCGTTTCCTACGAGTAAACACCGTAGAGCATACTTCCATCAACCGAAACTTATTCTATACTGGCCACGAGATAAAGCGGCTGTTGGTTCCGGCGGTGGGGAGGATAATGCGGGACGAGGCAAACAGGCTGAAGGAGAAACTGAGTAAGCAGGAGCAAAAAAGTTTTGATGTCATCGATTTTATCAACCAGTATTTGTTGAACTATTTCCTCATCACGGTGGTGACAGCCATCATCGACAGCCACCGGAAGCGTTGGTTTCTGTTTATTCAACGGGCGCAGGACGAGGGATGGAGTCGTGAGAAGGCGTTAATGGAACTGAGGAAATTAGGTTTGGAAGACAAGGGCAGGGCCATGACCATCGCCCGGGTAGAATCTGCAAGGGCGATGAATCAGGGGCAGGCATTTGCTGCTCAGACATATCCATACAAGCTGGAGAAAACTTGGGTCAGCGCAGGCGATAATCGTGTTCGTGGAATTGAGGCCTCGGACAGGGCAGACCATTGGGCGTTGGACGGGGATGTGTTGCCTGAAGACCAGCCATTTCGAGATCCGCGGTCTGGAT